ACTCATATAAAAGTTGGAGACCTATCTGCTGATAGCTTTATATAGCGTCTCCTCGCTCTTTATTTTACAGATAAAGTACTGTTTTGTTTGTCATGTCCAGGAAAATGCATTTACGCACTGAGTGTGGGACTCGTTCGAATCTTCGATCTCGAATAATACCCACTAAAAACCGCATGACAACAGCACTTTATAGGGGTATTTTACTTCCTCCTGGAAGGTTAATGTTTAAAGGCACATTACTAAGCCTATAGATAACTAAGACGGTGAGCCGGCGTTTAAACTGTACGCATAGGCCCCCAACCACCTCATTAGCTGAAAATCTTCACCAGTAGCAAACTGCTCACCAACAACATAAGCGGATCCATTTCCACCATCAGTAAAGTCAACATCAACATAATAGTTGCGTAGTCCAGTCGATAAAAACGGCCCTATGGAAAACCAGGGGTCCGAATTGCATGCCCAATTAAACAGATTGCTCTGATAATTGGGCACCTCGATTTCAACTCCGGCGTTAACATCTGTGTGGAAACAAACTGATCCCTCCATGTGGTAATTAGCAGTCACTGCATTTATAACACTGATAGCAGGTGACGCAGTGGTCACGGCATCAGGTGCTAAAGATACAACTACAAAACCCGACCAATTGTTATCGTTCAAAACTTTGATCATCAACCTCCTGCGCAAAGAACCACGCATGGCAAGGTATGAAAATCGCAAATATTGAAACAAAGTTTTACCTGTCCAGACGGTGTTACCTGAGGAATTTGCACTGGGCCATGCTTCTAGCACAGCGCGGCACACATTCTCGGCAGCGCCACCAGTCCCTGATACATACAAGGAATAAGACGGGGCAAATCTTTTTAACAAAGACCTAAAGGTGTGAATAGATTCACCAAAATAAAGTGCGTCTATGTTATCTTTGGACACTACGTCCTGGTTCATCCGCATGGAAGATACTTCACGATTAAAGACATGATCGTCTGATTCAGATTTGAATTCTCCTGACACAAAAGGCATTCGCACGTCAGAAATAAACTCATCTGTTAATCGATTGTACTGAATATCTTCACTGCGCACAAACACATTAACTTGGATCCCAGAACCATCTGGTGACTGAACTTCTGTGAAAGGTGTTACCCAAATCACGCCATTGCACAAATCATAAAACTGCGTGTAATCAAACTGATCACCCACACTAGTAGTCATTGCTAAATCGCTGAAATTAGTACAATATGGTCTAGGAAAATTCCAGTCTACGACAAACTCAAAAGATTGGGTCTCTTGAATGTCAACTACACGAGTATATTGTTTGTTCGTGTTTAAGGACGTGGAAATTAATCCAAATTGTTTTACGTTCGGCTCATATCCAAAGAGTAGCTTCCCTCTATGAAAATTTGACGACACGATTTCGAACCGATATGTGATACTCCCCCTCCAGTATTTAAAGGGAGTGGCACTAAAACTAAGTGCAGTTGGTTGGACTGCAAAAGTTGTGGAAAGAGCCACTACATGATTTGATCTCGGGGCCACAGCTGCCTCAAACAAAAGATCAACCAAAGGGACCTGACCTGGATTCCAGTTGAAAGTGTACAATAATGATTCGCGGTTGGCTATATCGCCTACCACTAATTCATCATGTTCAACTCCCACAATACGTGGATCTACTGTCAGCTCTTGCTTTGGATCAAGAGTAATTCGTTTCCCCGTGTCCATACCAATGGTGTTAGCACCATTCTGATATGGATCGGGCCTCTGACGTACCGGTTTCTCTACCATAACGGGGTACGACCATCCGAACAAAGCGGATAAACGATTAAGACCAGTCAAAACGATGGAACTGGCCATAGCAAATGGACCTATATTAGGTACACCAGCCGCTGCATTAGCAACGGGTATCAATGCACTGGTATATCTCTCAATGGGTCCAACCTTGCGTTCATCAGCTTCGGAAACAATCACTCCAACACTACCAGTAGCACCAGAAACTGTAACCTCAGACATATACGCATAGATATAAAGATAAACATTCGACACAGTCGCCGTCACACCCTTAATTTGATTTAATGAACTAATATACAAAGTTCCAAGTCCATCAAAATCAGAAAAAGGAGTTGTGGAAGCGAGCGCCGCAGTTGAATTGTTGTACAATCTCCCCAATGGAAGCGGGGAAACGTAAGGCATACAAAGTTCGAAAGGGATATTCTCTCTCACATCAAGTGTTTTAGCACCTGGAGCTTGAGATAAATATTTCAAACGTTCATAGCGATACGTAGGACCGATAGACAACGATTCATTAACTGTTGGAAAAGGTTCATAAGCCACTAGCAACCTACCGTAATGAAACGGTGTGCCTGACAATGTAACACGAACATTCATATTCCCACGTAAGAAAGCATAGTTTCGCAACTTAGCCCTCACCACTGGGTCCTCCAAAAAGAGACTCCAAACGTTAAAAGACAAATCAATATCTGCATCTAATGCAAGCGAAATCGCAGCAATTTGAACAGGTCTTGACAAGTAATCTTTCATTTGTAAATCATCTGAATTGGAAATGACGTCGTGCATAGTAGTCACGTTCACACTATCCTGAGCCTCACCACCGACATCCATTAGAGTCACGTGTTCTACCACGTTACTATCTCGGATATTGCCAGTGTGAGCAACGGAAACGTCTGCTTCTGACTTCAACACCATTTCTGCAGTTATTTTGTTTATTACTCTAGTAACTAATTGTATCGATCTACGTAAGCTCTCTTGTTCATTAATAAGAACTAACAAAATGTCACAATCTCGTTTATACTGTAAGTTAGAGTGATACAACGGTGATCTATGTATTGATAACGGATCCATAGACAAATCCACTTTCAGTTCCGCAAGACTATTATTTACAACTAATAGCTTGTCCTGAAAATCTGAGCGAAGGGCAAAAAGTTTTGGTAACCTAGAAGCGAACCTTAAAGCACCCCGACGAACCTAAGCTCATCAAATCGCCGGGTCAACCTTGGCAATTAAGCCTGCATCAGGAGATCTGCAATCTGATTACTATGTGCTGGTTGCGCACCATAGTGTAGTTCAACATCTCCCTGCACGTCCATGCCCTGTAGTGCAATCTTATCAGGACATATAGAATTGTAAATGGTTAACCAAGATACCAAACCGGACAATTCAATACCAGTTCGTTCTTTAAAAATGCGGCGCAATCTATCACGAAAACTTTCAAACTGTTCACGTGTGTGTCCCATAAAAACTTCCCATAGGGCAGAGTTCATGGTTTGCTTCAATTGCTCCTCTACAGTGACGGCTTCAGATGGCATAGTCCATTGTAACATCTTACCAATGGATTCAATATCTAAAACCGCAGTGTACATATTCAAATCTTCTCTCCACATAAAGTTGCGTTTTAAAAACGACATTTCACTCAACGAGCGCAATGGTTTATCGACAGCAACTTTCTCAGGTGTGGTAAATTCCATTCCATACGCTTTTGCAACGAAATCTGCGTAAGTGGAATTATTTACTCTATCACTGATTAACGGGGCGACTACGCCCGTGAGATCATCTCCATGTGTGCGCTTGCAAAAGCGCAAATGATAATCTTCAAAAGTCAATCCTTGCATAATAAAGAAATACTTGAGCATGATCTGATTCCGTATACAATTGATATTTACTGTTCCAAATGTACCCGAGGGCATCAATCCAGGAACCACAAATATATCAGACTGTATCTCAACCATAGGATTCAAACCGTCAGTCAACACTCCACGTGTCATCTGTAAAGCGGTTTGGTTATATCCCATGCGTTCCAAAACTCGATAGATAACTGTATTGGCGGCTAATCCAATGTCATAAGGCATAGACACGTCAAATCCACCATAGTCACCCTCCAACACACATGCTTCTGGGTCAGCCTTATGTTCTTCGCAGAACGTAATAAACTCACGATAAAAAGCGTCGCCTTCACGATGCATGTCAATACCGAGACAACTATCAAAAATCTTGTCATTTGTCATCATTAAAGTCAAAAGAGGAGCCAAATATTGTCGAGACAATGTCAATATCCGAATATCATCAGGATAAAACAATCGTGTCTTACCGACAGCAACTTTCTCCGCTTCACGGGGTTCATCTTTCAACTTAACACACTTAATGGAACCATTGGTTTTCCCCAACGTCCACAACTTACAGGTAGATAGCATATCTTCTTTCAAAGTGGAAATAGGTTCCCTATCAACCTCCAATGGTGAATCGGACATTAACTCTAACCAATCACTTTTCTTCCCTCGATATCCATATCCAGCACCAGTGCTAGGATCGATTCGGCGAATATTAGGATTGTTGGGTGATCCATTGACAGCTTCCAAAATAGTTAAAGGATGTAATCTATGTATATCCATGTTATGTAACTCCTGGACCGCTTGGTCTACAGAGTCACGAATACACAACTCAAGTACATCCCATCTCAAGGCATACCTTGCTTTTGCGAATTTTCTAAAACCATTGTTAAATGGTGAAATCCACTCCCCCGCTGGACCTTTAAAAGGTCCCATCTTGGGAGCCGCAAAACGTTTATTCAAGGTTACGTCCAACGTATCCTCAAATAACGCTGGCACATCCTCTTTGATTACACTAGGAACGATTTTAGATTTCCCGATAAAAACTGGCGCACCAGTAGATCCACGATATTCTAAAATAGGGTTGTTTTCATAAAATAACAAAGATTTGCGTTTAGGTTCATGCAAATCCAAAACAACGTCTGATTCAGACATCACGGGCATCATAATGGTACTATTGCGCAATTTCTCAATTCCCAGTTGTATAGACCTACTAGTAATTGGAGATGCCACACACATACCTTCTAGAGGTTCGTGGTTGGAACTTCCATCTGGTACAAATCCAGCGACATGTATCCCAACTATCCGCGATCCCCCAGTCATTTCAGCTACCAGTGGTTGGCCACACAAACCGACGTGATGTACGGCTTCATATACCAACCCTATTGGCAGATCAATTTGACGATCTGTTTTAGGATTTATGGTGATTTTATCAACATGATTGAACTTAACAATCTGGCCTCTAAAACTAGCAGTGCCAACTGTCACTTTATTGTCACCAAAATGATCCAAAATATCGGGAAATTGCATACCAGAAACCCGCATCAACAACAAGTCAGAACCGACTTCAACAATTCTGTCTCTAGTTGCAAAAGTTTCCACGCCATTACTAAATTGTACGGCATTGTCCTTAACCAATGGGCGTCCATTAATTGAAATCAACATTCGGCTGTTTTCATGGTAGCAATGTTTAGGTAACAAGACTAAATCCTCTTTTACACCTAACAATTGCGCTCCATAAACACTGGTTTTATCTCCCTCCACTACGAATATGAATTCACGTAAATTGGCTTTGAGTTTCCCATCCAAACTTACTGCAGGACCGCGGTAATTGAAATCTGATTTTACAGTCATCGCATTATCCCACTCGGGCTTGATCTTGTTCTCGATGTGCACTAAATTGTACTTGGCCTCAACCTTCTCTTCCAAGTTGTTCAATTCCACATTTGCAACCGATTCCTTGGTGAACACGGATTGATCCTCGGATACGTACGCATCGTCCACATCATTGGAATTAGCTCTCCACAACAGCGCCAACAAAGTGATGGCAACAGTCATGGCTGTGCCACCCATCAACAACTTAGCAGTCGTTGCCGTGGTCTCAGCATGACGTGTCACATCATCACTCTGTAGGTAGTGTGTTAACTCTATAGCACGTTGCTCAATATTGGCACCGCGAATCAACATATCACTAATGTTCAAGCGCTTAAAAACTTCAAACAAGCAAACCCATGGTAAGAAAAGGAACCCCAGTCGTAAAAAGAGTGTCCAATTCCATGGCAAAACAGCAATCAAGAAAGACAAAAGAAAGAAGCTAATCCAGTAAAATATTGTCGAATTAAACATAAACAACCATCTCATAATGTGTGCAAAAGCCACTAATAAGCTTTCTCCTACTAGTCCTCCTGCAAGATTGGTTAATCGTCTGGCAAATTCACCTGTATATCCAATAGCTTCTCTTTGTCTCACAACATGGCGATAAGGCCAAGTTGCATATTTCCACAACAAAGAAGCTCCATCTAACAAAGTAGATTCATACGATTCAGAAGTGAATTTACCTGCAGGGTAATTCTTCTCATCCATGTCATTGACGGCTGCAACTAAACCTCGATATTCGCTACCATACACTGTATCAACGTCGGCATTTTTCTTGAGCAGCAAACTATCTTGAGTATCCATATGTTTCCTCATTAAGTCGCGCAACGTATCAACCATCGAGTCGACACCTACATCATGGACAATGTACTTTTTCTCAGCAGCAGTATTACTCAGCTGATTATATCTGTAAATTGACCAGGAATATTTGTCCATCAAACGCAAACCTTCACCTTTATCCGAATCAATTCCAACTGTGCCTTCCTTTCTCAAATCTGGCAAGACACGAGCGGTGAGGTAAAAGGGACGACGCAAATAAGCAGCCGGGTTACGTACAAACCATGACAATCCAAAATCAGGTATGTTAGTATCCGCTACAACCATTTCTGGTATAACAGAAACTTTACCCTTACCTTCAAAAGCCATATTTGCAAACATCGGTAAAGCATCAACCACACTGGTCAATTCTTTAACAATAGGGTCTCCTTGCGACTGTAAGATTGACTTTGTCGAATTTCCAAGTTCAGAGTAATGAATAAAAGGATGTGAAAACATCTCATATCCCTCCCAATAATCTGAAGAATTGCTCCTGGGATAAATGTGTGACATTTTAAAATCATCACGCCCTTTCAATTTCGACCAAATATTGCACGTCATCGGAACCATCAAACTCTTTCCGATTCCAGGTTCCCCCTCAATAATGAGGAAAAAAGGCGAAGCACGATTTCCACTTGTGATTCGTCCGCGCACAGCTTGAACCTCAAGCAACATGACGTTGTACATCTTGGTCACTCTACCATATCCAGCGCTCAAAGGATTTGCTTTCTTAACAACCGGTTCAATAACGGACAATGCCGCTTCTCCACGCTTGACAAATTCTCTCTGACACATCTTTCCAGGTACTGCGACACCAGAGAACAAATTGTCCTTCTGCAACAATAACAAGTCCAATTCCGCCATAGCAGCAACCACTGGATTCTTTGCAAATAATAATTCCGAAATTGTACTACCGGTTACCAATTGTTCACCGACTTTAATCAACGAAGCAATGGACTCCAATAGCATAGCTGTGAGCGTTAACACGTCACCGCGCGGCGCTTCACCTAGATATTCGTAAATCTTATATGCATGAGTCTTGGGAAACAACTTCAAAGCTGCCATAGTCAAAAATGACGTACGTACAGCAGTCATGATCGGAGATTCAATTGTTTCTTTCATCATGGATGCAATAGTACTCAAATCTTCAGACAAGCCTTCAGATTGAAACTCACCAGCTTGATCCTGCGATTTAGATGCTTTTTTACCACCACGCTTCTTTGTAACAACAGGTTGCATATACATATACTTGAAAAAACTTCCAAGAGCTTTGGATAGCAATATAACACCTTTCATAATAATGGCATTATGAACACCATTTATCATGGCATCATATCCACGTTCACCTTGCAAGCGCGAAATCATATACCCAAGCGTAACTTTTGACAAAACAGTGTCCGGCATAAAAGACGCAACATATGCGATCATGAAAAAATCAACTGTAGCTTCTATCGCAGATTCATGTGCTTCACTCAAATGGTTTCTCAAAAGAACTTTAATGCGAGCATACATTTGTTTGTATTTCGCACTAACAGCCCACAATGGGGTAAGTATGGAAGTGTTATTTAATGCATTCGCGGATTGCTCCTCATTCCATCTAATCAAGCAAGCTGTAGACACAGTGGATTTGTGCATCATGGACTCTGGAAACCAAAAATCTTCTGGTAACCCAATGGATGCCAGATTCGAGGCAATACGACGCTTGACCGCTGGCCAAGCATCAGGGTGCGCTTCCAGAAACAGATGTTCATGTCGGTATTTCACCCCCCACATATTGTATCCTACCTGTCGCGCCATGCCCCATTTCGCTACTGCAATCTCGGCTTCTTGTTGCGTGAATTCCACGTAAAAATTGCGAATGTTCTTATCACTAAGATAATCAGCAAACCATTGGATTTCAATATCCTCGGAAGTCTTCATTTCACTAACAAACTCACCTCTATTCTTGAGCAAGAGTTCTTTCATAACAGCCTTATTTGCTGCGCGCGTTTCTCTCTTTCGTTGACGAACAGAGAGTTTATTCACCTCTTCAATGACAGCATCAAAATTAGCTGGCATAGGTGATTGGTCACGTTCAATTCTCATGTCCATTGTTCTTTGTTTATCCAAAGCACGTCGTGCTTGTTTCAAATCTCGCTTACGAGCTTGACGGCTCTTAACAATGGCATTACGAATCCCACGTAACTCGGCATCTGTATGAACATATCCACGTTTAGTAATTTCGAGCTCACTAATACGCGTATTCACGTCAGACTCAGAAATATATTTACCCCCGACACAGGAGATAAAATGATTCCATTCAAACACTTCAAACAAGAAACTATCACAATCCAAGTTCCTAAGAACAACTTTGCGATCGTGAATGTAATACAGTTTGCCATTTCGTCCAATATAGGTATTCAAGTAATTAGTTGACATTTTAAGTGTTGTGTAAAAATTGTGACCTAGTTTGGAACCCATGGGATACGGATCCTATAAATGATGCGACTATACGTCTGGTGACGTTCCCCCCAGGTTGTAGTAAATATTGGGATTCTCTACAACTCGTTATCCTGACCTCTATATCATGCACAGTGATTAAATCTGTACACAAACGGTTTTTGTACCAACGGGGTGTTGCGGCATTCCTCTGATGGAGGACAACACCTTACGGCTCCGGGGAATCAGGACAATTGGACCCACTCATACCTCGACCAACAGTTTATCAGACTATTGTTTTGATTAACGTAACATCTCCCGATGCAAAGGCCGCAGCCTACGCGTCAAATCTACATATGAGGACCAATCCTAGTCTTTCGGACTAGCTAAGTAGAACAGGCTCACATTCAAATGCATAAACGACCTAATAAAAGGCGGTTAAGCACATCAATATAGCACTCGATTGTCCCTATCTTTTTAAGCGTCTAAGACACATGATAAAGATTAACATTTCACCAGGTAAAACCTGATTGTATATTTATTAAACTCTCTTACCAGAGAGCTTTACGTGGCTCGAAAACGGCTTATGTCCCAAATGGGGCAGACCGTATCGAGCCAAAAGGCCTATGTATTGCTTATGTCCAATAAGGGCAGACAAAACAAAGGCCAATGGAATAAGTTTACTTCTAATTCCAAAGAAGTTGTGGATATTCTAATCTCCTTCCACAAGGAAATGATAAAGTGTAGCGTATGTCCATAAAATGGGCAGACTACACAAAATCGTGGATGATGATTTTTATTACGTAAAAATTCATCAAAAATACGTGAAATCTTTATTGTTT